TGGCCATCAGGCTACTCCGTTATGTTATTAGGCGTATGGGCTGTCGCCGCAACAGGCTGGCCACGCGGCCTTCAGTTCGGCAATGCTGGTAGCGGCATCGCCAGCAGTAGGCGCATCACGCAGTGCTTGCTTGTCAGCCACAATCTGTGTGGTGTCTGCGCCAGTCTCTTGCGCTTTCATAAAGTCAGTGTCCAGTGCCTCTAGCAGTGGGACACGGGCTTCACGCACCTTGTCAGCAAAGATTTCTTTTGCCTTGGTTAAGTCCTCAGAAATTACTGACCCTGACAGTGACCAAGCACCGCGAAAGTCACGATTTGCGGGAACGGTAGCAGTTGAGGCATCAATCTGATTACCGTCCTTATCAACGATGTAAGTTGTAACAGCCATTAGTTTCTCCTATGCGGCTAATTCTAGTTCATCAGATATGCGCCAAGCGTTGCGCCATTCTCTTGTTTGAGGCAGTTGCCCCTTCCGGCAAATTACCATCTTCGGCTTATTGCCACCATCCCAATTCTGCCAGACGTGCTGTGGCACATCCTTCTGAATTAGGTATTCAATCGCTTCTTCTTCAGTCATCGCTGGCATTGGCTCTGTCTCATGTAACAGATAGCCGCGAGTATGCTTCTTGAAGTCAGGATGCGCTTCGTCCTTTGCCAGTTCCCAATAGACCCATACGGGCGGTAATATTCCGCCTTGAAGCGCACACGCCATCCAATTTAAATCCGGCACAAGCACCTTGGCACATTCATCCACACTGTCCTCGTACACCACACGGTAGTCTGACTGCACACCGTCTAGGTTTTCTTTTGCCCAGCACAGACGGTCAAACAGGTGGGTGCCTTGAAACTCTGGTGTCTGCATTAGGCTAAGTCTCCGTGAACAGTAATCTGCACATTATTTATATCACTATCAATAAGACCAGAACCAGCCGCATTTGATGACAAACCGTACTGATGTCTATATGAAGATGTGGTGTGAGAAAAATCAGAACCTGTTAAAAATATTCCTCTGGCAGTGCTGCTTTCAGCAGAACCATTTGTTGCTGAATAATATGCATCAGAAAATGATGACGAGAAATTTGCAGAATAATCGCCTGTATCATTATCTACTGCCGAACTTAAATTCAGCGAGTTATTGAAGGTTGTGCCAGTACCAGAATAGTGTGACCACGCCTTCGCACTACCATCAACAACATAGTTCGTGGCGATTGACCCAGCGGTGCTGTGTTCCAGCGTATCTGCTACAATTTTACCTGCCATTATGCTAAGTCTCCGTGAACAACTAACTGTATATTTGTCGGGTCTCTGTAGTTAGCCGCATTGATGGCGTAACTATTTGACCTTATCGCGGCAGTTGAGTGTAAGCCATAAGTGTCGGCCTCATCACCAGTGGTTAAGACCATTTCAAATGAGTTTGCATCATTCCCTTTAACTGAGTTGGAACCAGTTGCCGCATAATTTGCATTACCCATAGCTGACGTAAAGTTACCTTCATACCGCCCCGTCCCCTCATCTGTAATAGTGGAAATGTTTAAACTATCTCGCAATGCTGGTGTAGCTGTAGCATTAAGATTGTACCACGCCTTCGCCAACCCCTGTTCCAAAGACATAGTAGCAGTAGCACCAACCGTCACGGTGATGTCATTAGCGGTGGTCTTGCCTGTGAGGGTATCTACTTTTATCTCAGACATTATGCTAAGTCTCCAGCGGTCAAAATATTATGACTTATATCAGTAAGTGTACCAGATGAACTGAAAGTCTCTATCGCAATTACTGAAGCACTATGTCTACCAGTGTTTCTAGTTCCACCGTATCCGTGTGAAGCCCCTTCTTGAATACAGGTTTGGACATAATGATGCACACTGCTATAGGCATTTGTAGTTGTGAAAGAATAATCTCCTGTGCCGTGGTCAGTGCCTGATGAAATGTTAAATGTTCCAGCCGCTGTTAAAGCGGCAAGAGCATTAGCTTTTATATAAGCCTTTAGTGCTACTTGCTTAGTCAGCGTGACTGGACTGGTGCCATCACTTGCTGTGATTGTGTCCGCTCTTAACTCGCTCATGCTATCACCAGATTACCGTTGAGTGTCACAGTAACTCCCGTTGCTACAGTTAATGGGCCAGCGCATAGGCCGTTAGTGTTCGTTGCCACGGTAATGTCAGTGTCCAACTGCGCCTCATGCACACGCACGATGTCAGCCAGCCCACCGCCGCTGTCGCCCAAGAATGAGCCGCCACCGCCAGCGCCCCAGCTTAACGTGCCAGCGCCGTCAGTAATGAGCGTCTGGCCGTTAGTGCCGTCACCGTCTGGCAGGGTAAACGTGGCTGTGGCAGTCAGCGTGGCTGGTGCTTGAAACTTCATAGCGTAGGTGTTGGCATCGTCTGTGAGGCTCAACACGTTCAGCCCGACGTTGCCAGCGACTACGTCGGCAATGTCAGCGAGTTGCTGTCTGATCGCATTATTAATCCCCGCCGGGCTACAACCTTCCGAAATGTCGATAGACGAAATCGTCGTGTTGCTGGACGGGGTGGTGTTGTAATCTCTTACGCTCATGCCTTGGTTCCTCTAAAACCTAATCTTTTATACCACAGTCACGCGGCCGCGTCATTGCCCCATCCGGCGCTGGAACGGCAGGCTCTCGGTGATGTCCACGCGGGGTAGGCGTGGGCCAGCTTCCTGCGCGAGCAGACCGGCAGTCGCTGGCGCGCGTAGGGCAATGCCAGCCGCAGGTATGCCGCGCCGCAGTGCGGCCTGTCCTAGCGGCGTATACATGCCGCGGCCAAACAGCCCAGCGCCTAGCGCGGCGAGCGCACCCTCTGCGCTCATTCCAACAGGCAAACCTGCTAACGCACCATATGCCGCCGCAGTCATTGCGCGAGCTGGGGTCGCGCTGTCTGGCACTTCTGTCCCAATTACTCGTTTTGCCAACTCAGCTTGGCGTTGCATGCGAGCCTCACCGGCCGCCCTAGCGCCTTGCTGACGCCTAGCCTCTGCCCTTGCGGCGCGTAACGCCTGAGCTGGGGTAAACGCGCTTTCTTCAGCTCCGGCCGCCGCACGCTCAAGAGGTTTGAAGTTTGAATACGCTTTGTTTATTTGCTTTAACTCTGTAGCCTTTTGCGGCGCATACTTTGCAAGCACGTCCATCATTTTTTCATCTACCGCGTCAAATGCTTCGGCTAAGGCGCGATCATATCCGCTTGCGCCGGGCGCTGTGCCATATTTATACGCCTCACGGCCAAAGTTTTTCTGTATGTCTTGGATAGCCTTACCGGTCAGTTTATCGCCGACTGCGCGATTAAATATTTGGCTCTGAATTGCGTCATCAAATGTCTTTGCCTGTTGCGCTGGCAGTGTGGCGCGCACATCATCTGCAACCCTCGCTATATCGTTAACCAGATCGTCAGTGACGTTTATTTCGACGCCCTCAAGCACCTTGGTGTAACGTTTGTTAAATTCTGCCTTTGCTTTGTTATACGCGGCGCGTGGTGGCAAGTCGGTTGGTATTTTTACGCCAATAGGCTTTAGTGCGTCATTGTACATAGACGCCGGAAATGCACGCATTGCGCGCTGTTGCGCTCTTATGATCCCCTGCCCCATTATAGGCACAGATGTAAGCATTTCTTCTGCGCGTTTAGCCCCGCCACCAAATAGTTGACCGGGCGTTACCGGGATGCCTTTTTTGATTAGCGCCTGCGCCTCGCGTGATATTGTTGGAGCTATCTTCTGCGCGCCCATACCAATGCCCGCGCCAAGTGTAGCACTAAGTGGCACATCTTCCATTTCCTCTGCCGCGCCAGCGCCGTATAAAGCCCCGCCAATGCCCGCTTGCTTTACAGCACCCCTAACGCCAAGCCCCGCTAGGCTCTTAGCTAACCCGCCTGCGGTTGGTATGCTGGCGGCGATTTCTGTGCCATACGCCTCAACGGGAAAGTCAGACCGAAACTTCTCAAGCTCGGCGCGTATCTTATCGCGCTCTTGCTTGTAAGTTGTCTCGCCGATTGCACTACGAATAAAAGCCTCAAGCTCGTCAGCGGTTCCAAACGTAATGCCCTGCGCCGCTGATCTGCCAAGACCCGCAAAATATTCCGGCGTAAAGCGCTCGGCTTCCGGGGCTGTTGGTGCTGTTGTTTGAGATGATCCGCCTACTGGTTTAAGTGCCATTTTTATTCCTCAACAAATAATTGCCCGCCAATCATCACATAAGTGCCTTTTGGTAGGTTTGCGGCTTCGGCGTCTGCTTCTGTTGCAAAGGTTGTATATGGATTTGCCAACGTACCTGTCTTTGGCAAACGGCTCAAAACAACTTTTTTTGGGTCTAGGCCATAAGCCTCAGATAGATTTGTATATCTGTTTTCCACATTTGTTTGCATGTCCAGATAAGGCTGGAATTGCGTCCTTGCGGCTTGCACAAAATCTTCTCTAGTATCCTGCGTTAATCGCTCGCCTCTCACGACCTTGTTGTACATATTCCTAACGCGTGCGCCAATTCCGCCAGCATTTTCGGCCGTTGCAAACTCACCTTCCCTAACAACAGAAGTTGGGTCAATTACTTTCATATAGCCAAAAATCAAAGCAATATCAGTTGCGCCGGTTGGCTTATCTGACATTGCGGCTTTTTGCACCTTTTCAAAGCCAAGTCTAGCCTCGTCAAAAGTTTTGGCTTGCTTGTCAAACTCGCTTCTAAGTTGCTTTTCGTTTCCAAAAGCCTCTTTGCCAGATGTACCAGCAATCTCGCGCTCTTTTTGTGCAAACTGCATCAGTTGCATACGGCGCGCAAAGTCAGCCGCCTCGGCGGCACGCTCTTCTTTTAAGCCTGCCTGATACCCGCCGGTAGCCGCCGCACCCATCTCAGCCAGCACACGGCCAAGCGACACCGGTGTGGGCGACCAGTCGCTGGCACGCGCACCCGCAATCGCGGCTTGGCTAATCGCCTGACCAACCGGTGACGTTAGTGGCTGGCTAAATGCGCCCATAAACCCGCTAGGTTGGCCGCCTGCTGGCGGTGTGGTTGGCGGTGGTGTAACTGCACCGGTTGGTGGCGTCATGCGCGGCATAGCGGCCTGTTGCGCGACGCGTTGCATCATTGGCGACATACGCGGTGCCGCTGGCATAGCTGGCGCCGGTGGCTGTGGGCGACGCAACGACATTGGCGGTGGCACCGACATACCGGGCGGCTTGTACTGTTGCAACATATTAGCAACAGGTCGTGGCTGACGACCTTGCGTCATCATTAGAAATCGCTGTGCCGGTGTCATCTGCGCCATATTAAGCCCCCAACAATCCTGCCAGCGCGCCTACGCCAGCGCCTACGCCAGCGTAAGCTGGGTTAATTGAACCAAGCATCTGTGCGCCGCCAAGTGCGCCTGACAACGCCGAGCCAACAGGCTGGCGATACACCGGCGTGGCAGACGTGCCGCCGACTGTGCCGCCCTGTATCATCGCCATATAATTAGCAAGCGCCTGACCCGGTGCTTCCTGCTCAAACTGGAAGCGGCGAATATCCGCCTCAAGCTCGGCCTGAGACTGAGCCTCGCGCGCCGCGCCAACTTGCGCCAGCTTCTGTAGGTCGGCAAACCCAAATTCATACGCGCCCGGTGCCTGTGCGATCGCTTCCTGTTGCGCCTGATACGCCATTGGCGCCAACGCTTGAGCTAGTGCCGCCTGCTGGTAGCCTGAGCCATAGCGGCCGGATTTAGCCGCCTCAGCCTGCACCGCCTCGATCGCTGGGCGAAACGCGGCAGACTGTAACGGGTTTGTCCCCATAATGTTTTGCATTACGGCAGTTTGTGCGGCAGGAATAAGCGGCGATCCGGTGGTCGCCATCTGACGCTGACCCGCTAATGCCATTTCGCTTTCCGGCGAATAACCCACAACCGTCTGGCCGGGGTAATATTGCTGACCGGTTCCGCTGGTATAGAGCTGTTTAGCTTGACCCATACCGTATTCAAGAAACGGCTTTGCGTATTCTGGTGGGCCGCTAGTCTGGGTGATTGTGCGTGTTGATCCGCCGCCTTTACTCATCGTTCAAATCCTTCGCCAAAATAACCGCCGTGGCGGTGTAATCTTTGAGGTGCCGTTGCCAGCCCTTCCTGCCGATAATTTCCATCGCGTCACAACCGAGTGACTTCGCCCAAACCGATATGGACTTTTCCGCCTCAGTCAGCTCGCTCAAGTCCCCGCCAGCTAACCAGATGCGGCATATAGACCGCTGTGGGTAGTCCACTATTTCTGTGATAATAGCAGACTTTTCTAGCGGATGTAACTGCGCCTTGCCAGTAGCCACAGCGTGATACACATCTTCCATTGTATGCGTGCCGCCAGCATATTCCAGCGCGTCGCTAATCCACTTGTGGCACCGTTCCCAGTGTCCACCTAGCCGGTCACTATCCGATAATAAGATAGGCGAAACGTGCATCGTGTCCTGCATTTGAATAGTTAATAACCATAGTGCCGTCTGTGCTTGTGCTGTCTATGTATGGGTTGTGATGCCACGGGTCGTGGTCAACGCCAGTAAAAAACACCAAGCTACTGGTTGAATATCGAGGCTCATCAACAGTTACCTGTGTTGTGGTAGCTAACAAAGTAACATATCCGATACTATTGAGGCCGCCATTTATTGTGCGATTAAGAACCTCTGCAATCTCTCTTGTGGTTGCTGTAATTGGGTTTAATATTCTAAAATTAGTTGTTCTTTCAGAAGTTGTCATCGTCTACCCACCGGCCTCACGTCAACGTCAACGCCGTGCGCGTATGACCACTGCCCGCTTAATAGCATTTTCACGCGGTGGTATCGGTCGTGCGCCCTAAACGGCACAAATCCAGCGGCGTTTGTCGCGCCACCCGCTTGAAAGTTAACGGTGTCTGTCGGCGTGCCGCGCAATCCCACAAACAGTTCGACCGACCCGCCCTCGTGGTACGGGTACAGGCGCGTGACTATTGCGTGGTTTCCGACCTTGATCGCCGCCTCGCCGGTGACAATCGTGCCTTGCATTGGGTCGCCGGAAAACGCCGCTATTTTAGCGCCATTTGCGCCACCAAACAGGTACTGGCCGCCCTTATACAGCGCACTATCGAGCGAGGCTGGCAGGGCGTCCACGCTGGTGCTGATGTTGTCCAGTTGCTCTAGCGTGTAGCCAGCGGTAAAGAACGGCGCCACCAAGTCGTTCTTGACCCTAACCAAAGACCACCGACCCAGCGCGTAGTTGAATATCAGCAATGTATCGGGCTGATCGTCGAGCGAGCTGTTCGACACATACGACCACACAGCGAGCTGGTTTTGCGGGTCAACGGTAGACGTCATCTTGTCTTTATACGAGAAGTTGAAGTCTTGCGTTAGGAAGAACCGATCCACCTTCTCAGCTCCGATCGGCTGTGAGCGCGCCCCGTCGAACATGTAAAAGCCGTCATCCGACAGGTAGAATATGTTGTGTCCGATGTTGCAAACCGACCCCGGCACCTGACAGCCTCTGGCGGTCTCGACTTTGTCAAACTGGAAGATAAGAGGCGGGCCTGAGTAAGTGGCTCGCACGATGGCTCGTTCCATCAGGATCGTGCAATATTCTCCGCCGACTAGCCCGGTAATCGCGCCAGCGTCTGGTATCTCTTGAAAATCGCTTTGATCAGTCCCAGCAGTCCAGCTCGTGGGGTCGTTAAATCCTGACCAGTAAACCTTGTACGGCACACGGCCTGAGCCTTCGTCGATGTTGGCCGTCCACACAAAGTCACGCACAACCGTAATAAAGTCAGCCTTTGGCGGCGTGCCGGACAAATTAGAAAACGCGCTGTCGGTGCCTAGCTGAAACTTCTGCAACTCTTCGCCAATACCGCCGGATGCAATAACCGTGTCGCCAAACTGCACAAAGCGCCAACGCTCGTTGCTATCCAAATCATAAGCAGGCGAGCCTGCCTTGCTGACGTCGTCTAGGTTTGTCGTGCCAGCATTGAACAGATACAGCTTTTCGTTGTCGCCAGCAAACAGGCGCACGGTGCCGTCGTTGTCTTTAGCCGCAAATATATTTAGCAGGGTGCTAGACGCCGCGTTTGAATAATCGACAAAGTCGTTAAAACTTCGGTATCCGTTATACGCCGGAACCACGTTTGTCGCCTCAACGACGCCAGCGTTTGAGAAGTCTGGCTGATCTGGGAGCCATTCGCCAAATTGTATCATTGTCCTAACCAATTCCCTGTTGCCGCCGCTGGGGCGTTAGACCAAATGCTAGGGGCGCCAGCCGTAGCCGCCACCCAAGACGGCGTGGTCGGCGATACCACTGACCACTCTTCGCCCAATATATTTCCGCTGATTGTAGCAGTTATAGCGGGCTGTGCCGACCCTACCGTGACAAACTCGCCAACGGGTGAGGCTGTGGCTGTGGCGGCAATTTCTGCTTCACCTTCAAATGCGTAAACCAAGAACGCCTGAGCCGTGGCGTTAAACGCGACCGTTGCCGCGCCGCCGTATGACGCAATAAATGTAGCGTTTGCCGTGGCGCTGGCCGCGCCAGTGACAGACGCCTGCATGTGCTGTATGCGATTAGCTGTCGCAGTAGTAGTCGCCGCAATAGACGCGGCGCCATCAACATGCTGTGTGCGCTGAGGCGTAGCCGTAGCCGTGGCGGCTATTGTGGCGGAGCCGTCTACCTCAATCGCAAACAACATTGCGCCGGTAGCGGTTATTGCGACAGAAGCGGAACCGTCAAACGCCTTAACCTCTAGCTGGTCGAGCTGATCGAGCGTCAGGCCATAATTATCCAACTGCTCAAGCGTGCCCCAATTATCGAGTTGCTCTAGCGTTGGGTTCGACCAGTCAACCTTAGTCAGCAGTAACGCGCTATCCAGTGAATATGGTAGCGCGTCAAGGCTTGACGTAAAGTTGTCTAGGCTAGGGGTTCCTGTCGCCATTACCGCACCTAAGCCGCAGTGATGTCGAGATCACCCGTCGGTATTTTCAAGATGTCGCCATTACCAATCAGCTTGGCGGTGGTGAACGCGCCGTGGATCAGCAAATTGCCTGCGCTGGCGGCGTCAAAAATCCCGAAGTGGCTTACCGTACCCCAAGAGCCGGTGGCCGCGTTAAACTCGATTGCGGCGCTGTTTGACGTTGTGCCTGATGCGGCGGCAGTAAATGTCGCGGCCTCGCGGGCGTAGTTATTGCCGCTTAATTCGGTGCCGCTGTTGTCGTCGTTAAACGACGCAGTCGACAGGCCGACGTAAACGGTTGTTGGCATCGTGTAGGCGCCGGTGCCTAAGATGTGGTCGAGAATTTCATTCTCAAGGTAGTCGGACATAGCAGACATAGTTTAGCTCTCCACTGCTGAATTTTGGCGTTGATATACACTGCTGATAAACAACGACCCCGTGCCATAATGCGAGCGTTGCTCATCGACCTTGATCTCTTCAAGCGCAAGGTTGAACCGTTGCAGGTACTGCGACGCACGCGTCTCATCTAGCAGGTAAGCATACGCCTCGGCCAGTGCGCCGTAAAGGTAGGCGTCGGGCGACCGGCTCAGGATGTTGTTTGTCTGGTTTACGGCTGACAGCGCATCAATCGTGCCGATGTAGACGATCTCGACCGTGTACGTTGTGTCGGGGATCGGGCGCAGTTTGATTTCGTCGCCGATGATGCTGTAGCCAAGCGGCTTACCCTGACCGCCCGACGAAAACTTTATGTCAAGCGCCGACGGGCTGTAGTAAGACAGCACGGTCAGCGGTGCGGTGTTTAGCTTCACCTCGCGCACCTCGCGCAAGTCAACCGGCAGGGCTAGGTATTCGTTGCCGCCAACAGTCGACGCGGTGACGCGCTTTTCCTGACTGCGTGTCTCGAGCTCGCGGCTCATGCGTGCCTCGGCCATTGTGATGAAGTCTGGTATCTGCGACGTTAGGTCGTCGCGCGCCAAGAAGTCGGCTATCGCCAGCTTCAGATTGTTGTAGGTATCGACTGCCATTATACGGTTCCGCCGCCTGTTCTAAAGTCACGGTTCTGATGATCGTTCAGCCACGCCTTCCAACCCTTCGGGTTTTCCTGCGGCGTGCCAAGCGTCTCAATCAGGTGATTATACACGACATTAGGTATTTCCGCTACATGTTGCATGTGGCGCTGGGTATTGCCGATCATACTGCCCTTTGAGTAGTCGTTGTTCATCTGCCGGTTTAGCTTTACCAGCGTGTCGAAGCGTTGCTTTTGCTCAATGACAGTCGAGCCGTCATTGTTCTGGTGCATGTACACTTCTTTTTTGGTGTGTGGGTCTGTGTATAAGACGCGCTTCATATTACCACCTATGAATTAGAAGAGAGGGGGCAGTCGCCCGCCCCCTCAGTGATATTACGAACCGTTAAGGTCAAACACAACAGCGTGTGCCTTTGGTGCGGTTGGCTTCAGTGACCATTCTGTCACAAGGTGTGATGTCTGAGCGTCACCGTCCTTGGCCAAGTCTTCCTCAAGGAAGTTACGACCTTTCAGTGTGCAGATTGACACATAGTCTGGGTCAATCAAGAACAAGCGATCGTTACCAAGTAGCCGAGACGGAACGGCCTCCACAGTACCCCAGTCGGTCAAAAATACGCTAGTGGAACCAACATAGGCGACCTCTTTAGCCGCAGTCATGTTGACGTCGTTTGACACCAAGTTACCTGTGGCTGACAGGTCTGAGAAGTTGGCGCGGTTAGTTGCAGACGCAACCATAAGACGAGGATTACCGCCGTCTTCCCACGCGTCCTGCATGCCGTCCTCGATCAAGGCAAGTGTCAACGGGCGAGCCGTGCCTGACGTGATCGTTGTTGTGCCGTCGGCACCAACAGCGAAGGCGCCAGTTGCGCCGACTGAGCCGTTTGACATCCAGCAAGTCAGTGACGCTGACTTACGAGGGTCAGAGCCGTCACGGGCAACGTCGGTGTCACCGATTGCCTTTTCGATGTCGCGGCGCAGTTCGAGAGCCTTCAACACCTTCTGGTAGTTGTGTTCCCGCTCACGGCCTGCTGTGTCAACAGCGTCCAGAGTACCAGAAGTCGCGAAGACTTTCTTGGAAATCTGGTGGTAGTTGCCCACGCGTGATGTTGGGGTCGCCGCCGCAGTCGCAGTGGTCGCTCCCTCATTATGATAGTTGGTAGCTGACGCCGCCGTCAGCTCCTGCACTTGCCATTCCACAAAGATACCATTGCTGGTTTCTTTTTTTACGTTGCTGAAAATCGGTGTTTCAGCAGGGTCGATGCGGTAAATAATATCGGCGAGCTGTTCCTTTTCGCCGACTGCCGCGCTTGTCGCAAAAACAGTCATTGTAGTTTACTCCTTGGGCTATCTGCCCATTAGATAATTAACGGCGGCATCCACGGTTCCAGCGTCCTCAAAACGCTTTCTCGCTTCTTGCCGAGAACGTGTAGCAACTTCGCGCTTGGTTTTCGGGCGTCCTGCCTTAGCCATCTTTGGCGCCTCACGGGTGCGTTTTTTGGCGGCGGGTTTCTTCGACTGAAGATTGTCCCACTTCCACGCCTTGTAAAGCAATTCGATAGCCCGCGCGTCAGACGCGTTGGCGATCTCTTCTTCACTAAACCCAATACGACGCTGTGCGTACTTGATGACTTCCTGACGCTCATTCTCGCGAATGTCGTCATTCTGCCAGTCAGGTATGCGTTGCAACATATCGGCGCGCTGGTGCTGTAAGTGCTTTTCCAGATTGCGCTGATGATCCTGCATCTGCTGTTCTGCGACGCGTTGCCTTTCGGCTTCGACTGCTTTCTGCTGTTCCTTGTACTGATCCCATTCGGTCTTAGCTAGGAACAAGTCACGCTCGCTCATCGTTTCGGCTAATGCTCTCCAATCAGGTTCCTGCTGGACTGTCTGTTGGATTTGGGCGCTCAACAAATCAAGTTGCTGTGCGTAGGCGTCGCGCATTTGCTTAACCTCGGCCGCCTCTTGTTCAAAGGCTTTGCGCTGGTTAGCCAATTCCATCGACTTCCTAGTAAATGACTGCTGGCGCTGATACCCGTTTCGAAGCTCGTCTAAGTCTACCTCGATTTCCTCACCGTCAACTTTGACAGTGTATCTCTGCTGAGGCTCATCGACGTCATCGTCGTCATCATCGTAGTAGTCATCTTCGCCTTCACCGGCATCATCATCGTCAATGTCGTCATCCGGCGCCTCGTCGGCGTTATCGGTGGCGGCATCTAGTGCCTCTGCCTCTGGCTGTTGAGGCTCTTCCTGAGCCTCGTTCTCTTCTGCCGCAGTATCCGCAGGGGGATTGCTCAGAAGGGTTAATGCGTCATTCATTGATAAAGTGCCGGTTCCATTCGGATTGTCGACCATAATTAAATCACCTTATTTTGTTAAAAATAGTGCGCCTCTGCAAATCTTCCAGTTGCGCTTCGGCTAACTTACCATCCTCTACCACGCTTTGAAAATACCCCCTTAGGGCGCTAAGTGCTTGGCTTAGATTGTAAATACGCTCGCGTGCCTCTGCGTCTTTGACATCGCTCGACTTCCAAGCCTCGATAAACTGCGTGTCGAGGTAATCAAACGCCTCAACAAAAAGCTCATGCCTTAGCAGGCTGGCGGCCTTTTCTGCCCGCGCCTGCTTATCCCTTAGTTTGTGTTTGTCCATTTTATTTGCCAAAGTTGTACATCCTTCGTGCGTCAGCCTCTGTCGTTCGTCTTCCTTGTTGCTGTAGCTGTTGTTGTTGCTGTCTAATTCTTTCAGCCTCTTCGGCCGCCTCTTGCTCTGCCATTTGTTGTAAATAATCAGGAGAAATCGGTTGAGCCTGATAATTTGAGGCGCTGGCTTGAGGTTGTGCAACCGGGCCTAGCAAAGACATACCAGAAACATCTGGCGGGGCGCCAAAGTATGACGGCATAGTAGCTGTACCCATTCTAAACAATAGGTTTTGCTTCAGAAAGTCTTGTTCCGCCTGCTCACTTTCCATTTGTGGCGCAATATCCAGCAACCCCATACGGGCGTACCCAACAGGCCCTGTTCCGCCAACCTGACCAATCATTGGACTATACAAATTGCTAAAATATTCAGGCGTGTACGCTTCCTGCGGAATAGAAAGCTGACGAATATAATCTTCAGAAGATGGAAGCCCCATAAATCACCTATGATAAAAGTGTGTATCCTGTTAGGTCAGGCGCTTGGCGGAAATACTGCGGACGTGTAGCCGCGCCGCGCCGGAACGCCAAGTTAGCGGCGTTAAAATTCTGCGGTGTGCCAAAGCCTGCGCCGTAGCGATCAGCAAACAAACCCATACCCATAGGCGCGACGTCTAGCAACCCCATACGCGCATAGTCGCCAGCCTCATACGGGCCGGGTGT